TTGCACGGAAGCAGCTAACGCGCTCGCGTTCAGGCGCAGAAGGAGCGCCGGATACACGGATGCTTTCTCGCCTGCACCGAGTGCCGATGTGAAACTCGGTACAACAATGATGGCTGGAAACCTTTACCGTCAGCGTGGAGCTGCAGGTGGAGAATCGTTCATGTCCTATGAGTCGATGCAGGCTGGAGGCTCACCCTTAGCGATGGGCGACATCCTGCGTTTGTGGGGCGTGAACCGTCCACAGGTTGCCTAATGGGTCAAACAAATGACGCTCGCATCAGGCTGGAAACAGCACTGACCACAGCTGGCGTTGTTGTCGTTTCCGACTCTCGCAATGCACGGCCTCTGTCAGCAATCATCGACCCTCCGACAATCACAAGATCGTCAACCAATCAAACTGTTCTGTCTTTCCCTGTCAACGTCATGATGCCACCACCCGGAAACCTTGACGCGCTCATTGCGCTTCTCGATCTGATGGACACCGTGATGCTTGCAACTGGAGCGACAGACGCATCACCTACTGTTTACACAGTCGGTAATCAAGAACTACCTGCCTACACGGTCACCGTGCCGTGGGTGGCGTACCCATAAAGGAACACATGGCAACATACAAAGTCATCGCAGACAATGTCTCAGGCAAGAAGCCCGGCGACACAATCACAGACGAGGAACTCATCGGATGCTCCGTTGAGGCTCTCATCCTCGGTGGTCACATCGAGGCAAACAAAACATCCAAAACAACCAAGGAAGCAGAGGCCGAGTAATGGCTATTTATGTAAACAAAGACATCCAAGTGAAAGTCAATACCGTTGATCTCACTGCCTATGTCACCAACGTCGAAGTTGTGAATGCTGTTGACTCAGTTGAAATCACGGCAATGTCAACTTCATCAACTAACGGCCACACCTTCACCGGTGGCTTGCAAAACAACTCAGTAACAATCAACTTCAACCAAGACTTCGCAGCCACCAAGGTGCATGCAACTCTCAAGGGTCTCGTTGGCGTTCCGACCACAGTCGTTGTTCGTCCTACATCTGCAATCGCAGCAGCTGGAACAAACCCAGACTTCACTGTGACCTCGGCTCTCATGTCCGAGTACCGACCTGTCATGGGTGCTGTTGGCGACCTTGCCACTGTTGGCGCGATTACCTTTACCGGTGGACTGTACACAGAGACTGCATAATGTTTGAGCTATTCATCGCCACCGTGCTGGTTGATGGAAGCGAACACGAAGTCGCTCTGTCAGTAGCAAGTCTCCTTGAGTTTGAAAGATTGCACACAGTGTCAATCATCAAAGCAATCGACGACAACCTCTCAATGGAATACCTCGTCACGCTTTCCTACCTCGCTATGAAGCAGGAAGGCCACGTGTCCAACATTGAGAAATACAAAACAGAAGTCAAGGGTGTCTCCTACAGGGTGGAGCGCATCCCTTTTGGCGAGACGGTGTCCACGGAATCATTGCCGGACTAATCCTTTCAGGGATTCCATGGCAAGACCTTCGAGAGATGCCGGTCACGCTTATCTCAACCCTTAGCCAAGCAATCCAAGATAGGCAGAAATAGACATGGCGCAAGCAAAAGTCATCAACCCAAACCGAGACATAGCTGCAGCCATCAAAGCCATCAAAAAGGTTGAGCCTGATCTAATCAAGCAGATGCAGAAGGACATGCGTCGCGCAGCTGCGCCAACCATCAAAACAATCAAGGACTACGCCAAGTGGCTTGACCCTGACCTTACGCCTTTCAACAACAGTGGCGACTCAAACATTGAGAGTGGCGAACTGATCAAGGGTCGTGGTGGTGCTACACGCTGGCGCAAGGAAGCCATCTTACGTGGCATCCGAGTCAAGTTTGGTGGTGGCACACGCAAGTCACGCATGGGTCGCAAGCAATACGCCATTATGAGCATTTATCAGGCAAACCCTGCAGGGGCTATTTACGACAACGCAGGCGCAGGCCCATCAGATTCAGCGTTTATCAAAAACCTTGACAACGAAGATAAAGCTCACAAAGACGGTGAGCGCAAAGGCAAAAAAGGCGCATCGCGTTACATGTGGCCCGGTGGAGAGTCATCTCTTCCAATGCTTAGACATCAAGCAACACTCATTATGGATAATACAATCCGAGAGTTCAATCGTCGTTATAGGGTGGCAGGCAAATGAGTGGCCCAATCGTTCTACCTTTCGTTACGACGTATGACGACAAAGGCGCAAAGACAGCCACCCTTTCACTTTCATCTTTAGTCAAAAGTTACGCATCCGTAGGTGTTGCTTCTGGGCTAGTTGTCAAAGGTCTCAAATCGTCAATTACTGCAGCTTCTAATCTTCAAGAAACCGTCGGAAAAGTAAACGTAGTTTTTGGCAAATCAGCAAGTTCTATTGAGTCTTTCGCTAAAAGTGCTTCGACCACCTTTGGACAGTCAAAACAACAAGCAATGGACGCTGCTGCAACCTTTGCAGTTTTTGGAAAATCAGCAGGTTTAGCAGGCGATGATCTTGTCAAGTTTTCAACCGAGTTCGTCACCTTGGCTTCCGACATGGCTTCATTCTCGAACACAACCCCAGAAGAGGCCATTCAATCTTTAGGTGCAGCCCTAAGAGGCGAATCTGAACCTATACGCAAATACGGTGTCTTGCTTGACGATGCCACACTCAAAGCCAGAGCAAGCACCATGGGCATTTACAAGGGCACAGGTGCACTAACGGCTCAACAAAAAGTTCTTGCTGCTCAAGCAGAAATCATGAACCAAACACAACTGGCTCAAGGAGACTTCGCAAGGACACAAGACGGATTAGCAAACTCGACCAGAACTCTGAACGCACAGTTGTCAGACTTGTCGAGCACTGTTGGCTCAAAACTTCTTCCTGTAGTAACTGATTACACAAAGGCAGCCTCCAAGGTCGCTCAAGCCACAATCGGTGCTGAGGGTCAGACTTCAGGCTGGACAAACAAACTCTTTGAACTTGTAACCAGAGTTTTGCCTGCGACTCAGGCCATTGGCAATCTCAACGCAGTTGTCAAGGGCTACGCAGGCACAGCGAAAGGTGCTGTCACAGAGACTCGCAACTTGTCGCGCCAGTTCCGTGCCTTCGAAGGTCACATGATGTCTGCCTACGAGAACGGCCTGAAACCAACCAAGGCTGAATTGCAAGCACTGACCAGAGCGCAAAGCGAAGCCGAGAAGAAGGCAAAGGACTACGCCAACACACTGCGAAACAGAGTCAAGACCTCCCTTGACAAAGCTCGGCAAGCAGCTGCAGACGCAAAAGACGAGTTCGACAACTTTGCCAAATCACAAGCCGATTCAATCAAGGGCTTTGTCTCTTTATCGGACGCAGTCAAAACCTCTTCAGAAGCTGAGAGTGATTACAACGACGCACTTGCAGCAAGGAGTCAAGCCTACGCAAAACTGAATCTAGCGAAGCAAAGTGGAGACGCGCAAGATTACGCAGACGCTTTGAACGATGTCGCAGTGGCAGAAACAAACGTGACCACAGCGCAAAACAAGCGTCAGTCCTACGGTGCAGCTTTTGCCGAGCAGATTGCCTCTGCTAAGAAGTTCGCTGAAAATCTTCAAACACTTGTTGGTGCTGGACTGCAAAAGGCTGGTCTGGCTGAACTGTTGAACCTTGGCCCTGTGGCTGGCGTTCAAGTAACTAATGAACTCATTGCAGGCACAGGATCACTCACGGTCGCAGGACTCAATGAAAGCCTGGCTCAACTGTCCACTTCTGGAGCTGCACTTGGAGCAACATCTGCAAACGCTTTCTTTGGTGCGAACCTCAACGCTGCAAACGCAAACGCTGGAAATGTAAACAACATCAGCATCAACGTCAATGCAGGTCTTGTATCAAACCCCGGTCAAGTAGGTCGAGACATCATTGAAGCCATCAAACAAGCCGAGCGTCTGTCTGGTCAAGTCTTTGTGAGTGTTCGCTAATTATGACTTTGCCTGTCGTACAAGTTCAAATTGGCTTCCAAACAACTGTCAATTTTGGTCAGCCGTTTCAGCTCAATGACGCTGTCTATGGACTACTTAACACAGGCACTTTGGGTGGGATTGCTTTTGCTGATGTAACCGAGTATGTGCAGTCAATCAACATCACTCGTGGACGTTCTCGCCAGTTGCAAGAGTTCAACGCTGGCACAGCAACTATTGCGTTGTATAACAGGACAAGAGTTTTTGACCCTCTAAATACAGCCTCGCCGTACTACAACACATCAGGCAACACCACCGGAATCGTTCCCAGACTGCCTATCCAAGTCTTTGCAAATGGCATCTCAATCTATTCAGGAATCATTACCGATTGGAACATTGACTACGACCTAGCCAATAACGACATGGCCTATGTCACTTGTGCAGACAACTTCACCACTTTGTCATCTATGACAATGAACGAACACACCACCGTCGCAGAAGTTTCCTCAACTCGCGTGAACACCGTGCTTGATTATGCAGAAGTCAACTATCAAGGCCCACGCTCAGTCGCAACTGGATCATCAATTCTGGGAGGCACAGCTGCATCTGCAGGGTTCACAATCGCAGCCGAAACAAACGTCTTGAACTATCTGCAAACAATTGCGTATTCAGAGCAGGGTTATTTGTTTATGTCTGCCGAAGGCACACTGACATTCAGAGGTCGATTAGCACTGCTGAACCCGACAATCGAAGCAGCCTTTGATGTTGATTCAGCTGGTATTCCTTTCCAAACTTTGCAAACACAATTTGGTGATGAACTTCTCTACAACTACATCGTCACGCAATCGCCAGCTGGAGTCGCGCAAATCGCACAGGACGCGAACAGCATCGCTCAGTATCAATCGCAAACATACAGCAACACGAACTTGCTCAACTCAACCACCACAGAAGTTGCTGCGCTTGGCAACTACTTGCTAGGACGATTCAAAACTCCAGTCCTCAGATTCACAGGCCTTACAACTCAACTTTTGCCCTTGTCAGACACAGAACAAAACCAATGTCTCAATCTAGACCTGACAGATGTTTGCTCAGTCAAAAAATACTTTGTGGCTGGGACACCAACCTCAGACACACAAACCTTGATTGTCACTGGCATCTCCCATAACATCACACCGGGATCACACATAGTTTCTTACACGTTTGAATCAACAGACGGAAACGCCTACTTTACACTCGACGATGCAATCTTCGGGACTCTCTCAACCACTAACCTACTCAGTTTCTAAAGGAGACAAAACATGGCTATAAATACAGTACCGTTCGTCAGTGGGTCTATTCTCACTGCAGCCCAGATGACAAATCTGCCTATGGGATCAGCTGGATACCAAAACAGAACCACAAACTTTACAGCCACTACTGGCTCAGCCGACATTGGCGTTAGCGTCACTTTTACTGCTGTCTCTAGTCGTGTTTACAAAACAACTTTGAACATTCCTTTGATCGACTCTGGCGCAGCACAAATTTTGATTGCACAAATTACAGACAGCGCAAATACAGGCCTCATTGGTGGTCAGGTTTCATTTACGGCATCAACACAAAGAGGCAATTTAACCCTTGTTTTGATTGAGACAGGGATTAGTGGCTCAACAGTTCGCAAAGGCAGAAGCGAAACAACAACAAGCACAGCAACATTTTCTGGCGCACCAATCCGTGCCTCTATTGTTGTTGAGGACATCGGTGCAGCATGAAACGACTAGCCCTGCTTAGTTTGTTTGCAGTCACCCTTACAGCCTGCTCAGACCGTACACGTGTCAACTGCGAACGCATCAAAAACAAAGCACCCGGAGTCGTGACCACAATCCAAGTTGGTGGTGGTCGCTGTGGCTAGAAGGCGTTACACAAACGACGAAATCAAAGCCCGACTCATACTGATCGTCGGAATCACATTGTCAGTCACTTTCGTGGCCTCAACAGGTGCTCTGCTCTATGGCTTGCTTTTTGTCGTACAACCTTTAGAGGTCAGTGAGAATGATAAATCTGCGTGGGCGCTCCTATCGCCAATGATGCTCTTTCTCTCAGGGGCGCTCTCATCCTTGCTCGCTTCGAACGGGATCAAAGGGCCAACCAAACCACCAACAAAGGACACAGAATGACCATCAACCTCACACCCTCACAGAAGGCTCTCCTAGCCTCCTACGGACGCTCACTGCTCGCTAGTGCTGTCGCTACATACACAGCGACACAAAGCCCCACAGCGACGCTCAACGCAGTCTGGGCTGCAGCAATCCCCACAGCCATGCGCTACTTCAACTCAGCAGACAAGGCTTTCGGTCGTGCCTAGACCGTATCCGTACTACCCCTCATGGGATGGCAAGAAAGCGTCTGACCTAATCGTGCGCGTGGCTGACCTCATGCAGCGTCGCTACAAAGGTACGAAGAACCTCGGCACATACGTGAATAGAAACATGCGAGGGTCAGACAACCTCAGTGTCCACGCCACTGGTTATGCACTCGACCTGTCTTTTGTAAACCAAAAGCAAGCAGAAGAAATCTGGTCATACCTTCTAGGCACAGCCGAGGTTGATGGAAAGAAAGTGCAGCTGTCTGCCTACCTAGGTATCTGCGAGCTTCATTGGTACAACAAGCCCGGCACGACACACGGTGTCGGGTACAGGTGCTCGCGTGGTGAAGGCTTGAAAGGTTGCCTCACGTGGACTTCCACAAATAACGGTGGCCCCGGTGGAAATTGGCTGCATCTGGAGGTCGATAAGACCATGACACCAGATGAATGGGAAAAACGATTCAGAGCCACTAAGCCTGTCAAGGACGCATAGCACCTTCTTGCCTTTCGGTGCTTTGCTAGGTGGATGGGGTAAGTTCTCCGACTCCCATCCACCACCACTCGCAGATTGTTTACTAACTTGTAAACATTCCAAGCAAGGGAAAAAAGGAGACACAATGTTTTATGATCTGCCACTGTTCAGACTGAGCGACCCGGTCACAAGCCGAGAGGGTGCAAAGGCTGTCAAGCCACGCAGAACCTCACAGGCGATGTTGCTACTGGCTGAGTATCAACACAAGCCACTCACAGACGAGGAAGCAGGCATGGCCTCAGGGCTCGCTTTGAAGGCAAAGTGCTGCTACTGGAAACGATGCTCAGAACTACGAGCACAAGGTTTTATTACAGACACCAACACGACACGCATGTCCACAGCAGGCTCAGCAATGATGGTCTGTGAAATCACAGCTGCAGGACGCGAGGCACTCCAATGACCGACCTGCAGTTCTTTCAAGCGTTCATCTGTGGCTGGCTCACTCATGTGGTTTGGGCATTAGCAATGAGACTGTGGCGCAACCCTCCACAGCTCGACACTGTGATTGAATACGTCTCTGACGATGACCGGACACTTGTCCAAATGTTTACAAATAAAATCGGCCTGACTGAGCATGTGCAAGTGTCACTACGTGGTGATCGCCACGGCTCATGGGGGCTACCAACCAAAGTAGAGAGAGTTGATTAAAAGACTATGTCTAACGGCAATAATCATCGCGCTAACCATCCCAGCGCAGGCGCAAGCCAAAGAGGAATGGAATCACCCGATGCCAAAATCTTGGTATTTAGACCTCGCTCGCTGCGAGACCGGGAACAACACGAGACACTCGACGAGGAGTTATGTGACTGCCTTTGGTGTGTACCGTCGGACATGGGACAACTGGAACGACACCCCAGCATCGAAGGCTCACTTACTAACCTTCGCTCAACAGGCAAGAGGCGTTGACAGGATTGCTTTCTATGGCCACAGCGAGGGTGGCAGGTATCGCTACCCGGTCGGGTTGTACGGCTGGGGTGCTATCAAAAACAACTGCAACGGCCTCAACGATCAGCTGTGCAAGTCACGACACCCCCATGTGATAAAAATAAGGCGTTGCAAGTAATTGCAAACACAAAAGGAGAACAAATGAAACAGGACACAGTCACCGTGGCTGTCAGGCTCAGTCGAG